AATTTGTTGTATAGTAACTCCACTCCACTTTTTTTGTACTATTATCTATGATAAACACTTGGGCGTCATAATAATCATCTGTTTTTATTTTAAATACATAATAATTATTCCATTTATAAGCCCATAATATATCTTTTTCTAATAGCTCTGATAATGGTGTTGGATCAGTATCGTATACATCAAATTCATATGGCACATTACTGATTTTTGTTTTAATTCGTCGTTCCATTCAATATACTCCTTTCATTATAGTGTATGTTTATTATACGCTTATTGTATAATTCTTTTCAGTCTATCGATAACTACTTCAGCATTATCAAGCCTAGCTATCGTAAGTGCGTCATTTTGTTTTATTCTTTTCCACCATATTTCTAGTGTTTGAGTATTATTAATTAGCGACGACGAATCTTGTCCATCAAAGAATTTAACAATTCCGTCTTTTATTGTCCAGTTAAACGCGTGTCCTCCACCTGTTTTAAGCTGAACAGCACATACTCCAGATGCATTCTTGCCAAATTTGTTTACCAGCATTTCTGAAGCATCTTTTGGAGATTTTCCAAATTTCACAGCAGAACCGTCAATCACTTTAGCTCCTTTGAAACAGTTCTCAACAACTCCACCCAACATCTGCTGTTTACCGCCCGTATCTTTAGCGATAACATCGTATCCTTTGGTTCGTAAATATGACGCAACGCTACAAAATGTACAGTTATTTTTATAAAACATCACTGGTCTTTCAATCTTAAGTCATTTGCTCAATCGGTTTCAAAAGCACGCTCTCGTGAAAAATAAAAAAGAAAGAGTCCTACCTTTATGATAGGGCTTTTCTTAATTCCTCTGGAGTTATTTTTTTTAACGTATCTAATCGCTCAAGAACTTCTGGTGTATCAAATAATTGGGTTATAGATGTAGTTGACACTAACCTGTTATTTCGATTTACCATCCAAAACGAGTCTCCACAACTACCAGACTCTTTATCGGGGAATACATAATAATATTCTTTATCGATTAAAGCGTAGTCTATTCCGTTTGGATCATTGAATACATCATCCAGCGTAAATACACCTAAGCCATTTAATACAACCCCATCGCTGTTTTTGGTGTTAGTCATCACAAACTCCTCCTTTCATAAAAGGCACTAATTATTTAGCGAATTCAAACCATTTACGTATACCTTCTTCCTTAACTTTCGCATTATCTAATCGTGCTAATATCAGACTTCCATTTTGATTTATCATTTGCCAATATTTGCTTACTACAGAATCGTCTCTGTTGCCTTGTCCATCATAGAATGACACATTACCGTCTTTTATTCGCCAGTTAAAAGCATGCCCTCCACCTTGTTTCCATTCTACTGATACGACGCCTGACGCATTATCTCCGAAACGTTTTCTGATCATTTCACTGGCATCCTGTTTGGATTTTCCAAATTTTACAGCAGATCCATCGATTACTTTAGCACCTTCAAAACATTCTTCAACAATACCGCCTAGGTTTTGCGGTTTACGACCAGTACTTCCTGCGGTTACATCCATACCGAATACTTGACGCAAAATAGATCCTGTTGAACACAATGTGCAATTATTATCATACGCACTATTATCTCTATTAGGATTTACATTCTTAATAGTATCGGCTAAGCTCTCTGGTTTCGCCAATTTCTTAATACCTTTGACAGTAGTCTTACTGGCTGATTCTTTTAAAATATCGCCAATTTTCTGCTCGCCAATCTTCGTATCTCCGGCTTTCTTTTTCATCAACTTATTAAGTTTACTTTTACCAGAAGCGATATACGGATCCAATTTACCAGATTTCGCCAGCCTGTATGTTCCTTAGGTAGCCAAGGCTGTTACAGCTACAGCAGCACCGATTTTAATAGCTTTCTTCTGCTTATCTGACAACCCTTTCTTCTTATTATCACTATCGTCAGGACCTTTGTCAAGACTCTTTCTCCAGCCAGCCTTCTTCTCAGATGTTGAGTGATCCGAAGCACCTAACGGATAAGGTGGACCATTCTTCTTTCCCCATTACACTACCTCAATCTGAACAGCATCAATAGCATGTCCAAATATTCCTGCGTAACCGTTCAATCCTTCTCCGTAATCTGTAACCCATGCAAGCCATCCATCTTCTGATGTATGTACACGATATCGGACATGCTTTCCAGAAACTCCCTGAATATAAAACTGAAGTCCATCAATCTCACTCTTACATGTTCCGGCAAATGTGTCACTGCTTGAATCTTTGTCATAATCAGTACGCCATCCGAACCAAGGACCGCCTTTCTTATGAGCACGGTATTTCAGATAACCCGCTGTGCTTGCTTCACCTTTTGTCTTGGCTCTGAATCCAACCAGTGGATGCCCAAATAATCCAGAATAACCGTTACTGTTAGTAGTGTTATAATCTATGACTTCAGGCAGCCATCCTTTATCTTTGGCAAATACCTGATGTACGACATGGATCTTCGCTGTAGACGTTGTAGGTTTTGCTGCAGGTGTAGTCGGTTTTGGAGTTTTCTCAGATGTCTTTGGATTAGATGTTCCTGCTGAAACCGCAGCGTTAAGGATTCCCGACACAATTGCTGCAGAACATTTATCAGCATTCCAATGACTGTAATCATCCTTATCATCAACAAAACAACATTCCACTAAAATAGCAGGTGCCTTAGTATTGTTGAGAATAAAATAACCATGGGTATATTTTGTCCCACGGTTTGTAATACCAAGTGCTGATGATATATTTGCACAGATACGATCCGAAATAGCAGCTGTTTTATTACTGTAATTCCATACTTCAACCCCGCCGGTCTTTCCATCTCCGTTAGGGTCGTTTCTTCCAGAATTAAGATGAATTGACACGTCAAGATCAACATTATGTACATTACACTTATTCTTGATATTATTCAGATTCTGTCCCTGAGTTCTACCAATGTCATCGGTACAATCATAAACGGTATGTCCTGCCGATCTGAGCAATTCAATCACTTTATTCTTTACTTTACGGTCTTCATTTACCTCATCAAGAAAGCCTGATGCTCCTCTACATTGAAGTGAATGTCCACCGTGTATATTGTAGATTCCCATAATATTACCTCCTTATGGTTATCCTTTGGACTTGAACTTAGCCCGATTTGCTTTATTAATTGCCTTGTAGTCTCTCATGATGTCTTTTTTATTACGTTTCTTTTGTGGTTCTCTATAACTTGTACAAACTTTAATTAGAGTCAGTAATCGATTCAAATGCCATTTTTCAAATTCAACAGGGATACCTAACTCTATCATCTGATAGTAAATAACTTCGTTGGTTGTTATTTCCCTACGACCAGACTTCTTTTTGTCTGAAAAAGTAGTTGCAGTCATTGGGTTATTGATGTATTCGTTGATTTGTTTTATATGTGCATTTGTGATGCATCGGTAAGCATTCGGGTCAACATTCTGAGTGAGTGTCATACATTTGATATAGTCAATGGTTTCTTCTCTTGTTTTTTCAACTGTGTTAATGTACGGTTTTCTCCAATGTTGCTCCCATTTCGAAATCGATATCAAAGAATGCTCCAATTTAAGTTTTGTCTCTTTAATATATATGAACTCACCAAATTCATCGTCGTACAATTCTGTTTCTGGAATGGTTATCTGGAGCATATGAGCACCTCATTCCTGAAAACTATTAACCAGCAATTGCCGGAGTATTTGATACACCGAAATCAGTAGGCATGATACCGTTGACAAAGGCTGAAGCTGTTTCAGCATCTGTAGCAAGTTCCATAAACAATTCTGAATATGCTTCTGTCTGTGCAAACGCATCACTGAGTTCTTTACTTTTTACAAATCTTTTTCCATCTGGAGTCTTCTCACCATATGCTTTCAGTATGAGATCTTTGAAAATCTTTACAATAGACGGTGTATCTTTGGATGAAACAATTTTCTGAATCATTTCAGCAAGTCCACCTTCTGTACTAAGCTCCATTTCTGCAACTTCTGCCTTATTGAGATTAAAATAAAAGTCTTCTTTTCTTTCCATTCCGTTGTAATCTGTGTAATTAATAGTTTTCTTTAACATAAGTCGGTTCTCCTTTCATAAATAAAGACCCCACCTTTTACAGTAGGGTCTCTAAATTCCATTTTGATTTTATGCTGCTTTATTTTGATAACTCACCCATCATAGAAACAATCTCACTAGGGAGCGGTAATGTAGGTTCCTCATTTTCTGATCCCCACAATTTTGCTTCCAATTTCTTAAGCTTTTCTTTATCAGCTTTGGTGGAATCGATAGTAATTGTAGCTGTCGGTTTAGCATTTTCAACTTCTATTGGCGTTGTAGATACAGACCAAGACATAGTTGTAGCTTCAGGACTATCATTGACTGTTGAATGTCCATCTTCAGAAGGTGCAGCCAGGCATCCGTATACGATATGGATTTTGTAACCATAATCGTTTCCATCTACATCGTTTCCGATAAGAGATCGGTATGCCAGACCAAAGCCTTTACGTTTCTGCTGTCCGATAGTAACTCCTGGAGCCACTTCTTTAAGTCCATTGCATTCCTCGAATTCATCAGGATACATATAGGATTCTATAGTTGCTGCAAATTCCTCATTGGATAATAAGTTAAGATATTTACGGTTGTTGGCATATAATGCTGTAGCTTCTGCTCCGGATGGACTCTCATTAATGGCAGTAATACCGTTCCAAGCTACTCCTGTTCCGTAGCTACCATTTGTCTCTATCGGATATAATGCACACTTGTCAACACCAGTTTCATATAATTTTTCGCCAGTCTGATCCCATTTAAGTGCTGTCATAATATTTTTCCTCCTTGATCAGTAATACAATGTAAATGTGTTATGGTAGAGGTTATCTGCTTTATACGATCGATCCATTACACAGTATGGAAACTGTATCAACTTATCCAAGACTGGGTTATCTGGTCTGTTAGATATAACCGTCAGTTCATACTGAGAATCAATTTTATAAATAGAATTTCCGGCATGTGCTGTTCTCGGTTTTATCTTTGAATAAACAATTGCCGGATACTTCATCAATCTGTCTTCAGGTCGGTTGTAATATACTTCCTTAGATCCTAGTAGCTCTTCCAATTTACTCTGAAGTTCCACTCGCGTTCCCATGGTATACCCCTCCTACTGTAAGAATTAGTCTTGGATGTTCGACCTTAACATCGGTCACTTTCCAACGTGTTCCCATAATCTCGACATATAAAATTGATGAATAATGATACAAAAGATAAGAGTCGGCAAGAATACTAATCTGATTCGAAAGATTAATATCATCACCGACTCTTTCTGTAGAAACTTGTCGTTTCCAATTGGTTGTTAGTATGTCTCCCTGGGTTATATACTCTACGATAGAGTCATCGTAATATCCCGGTTCTAGCTCTACCTCTTTTTCCGCAATACCTATTTTCCCGCACCACTTAGACATAACTAACCCTCCTATAAAAAATTATGCTGCTTCTGTCATTTCAGCTGTTTTACCAACAAACTCAATAGCAACTGCAGCATATGGCTTGATCATTGCTCCTGATGCACGAGTCTCCATCAGATATTTCATTGCATTGAAATCAATATCGAAATCATCGAACATGGTTACTTCTCCACCTTTATCAGCACCAACGTTGTAATCATTAAGATTTACATACAGACCTCCAAGGTAATGTGTATCAGCCCCTTTTACTCTGGACAGATTTTCCATAACCGGTACCGGAATAATCTTGGATACGCGAAGAGCTGTAGCAAGTTTCTCCATTGTGTCATAGATAACTCTTCCATTATTATCTTCAAGAAGCAGGCAATCTGTAAGCAGATCTTCAGGCATGAACATTACCGGATTTCCGGATCCCTTGTAATCTTTTCTGGACTTCTTGCATCCACGGACAAATGCCTTTGCTTTCTCATCGGATGTTGTGCCCTTTGTAATATTGATGGCATATTTTACAGTATAAACATCGTCATCTGTCCAAATTGGTCTGATGTTCTGCTCATTGATCTTGTCATTAGAAGAACTATTGCGTCCATCACCAACGAGAATAGCACGAGCCATTTCCTCATCCAGCATGAAACGCATTTCCTGTTTTAACCAAGCGATAACATCCAGTTCTGTGATATCAAGAACATCATCGCGATCCAGCTTCTGTTTCTTGTAGATGGTAGTAGGTGTAGTTTCACGCTTAAGCATTTTGAATACTTCTTCAACCTTCTGATTACCTTTGATGTAACCTTTAGCACGGGCATCATCTTCTGTAAGGTCTGCAAAGATAGATTTTACTCTTGCAAACGGTGTCTTATGTACAGTCTTCATTACTTCCTGTACCCATGTATCATCTCTCTTGATGAAACCAGGTGTTCCATCAACCACCTTAGCATCCGGGAACATAAATCCGATATCTGTGATACCATGAGCCAGGAACGCTTCTTTCATGCTGCCAAGACGTCTTGCATCCTTTACAATTTCTTCCATATCAGAATGGGAAAGTGTTTCCTGATCCTGAACGTTTGTTTCGCTATCAAAAATGTTATGTTTCATATTGTTCTCTCCTTCTTCGTATGAATGTTCTACTTCCTGATCCTCTTCTTCGTCAGCTTCGTCGGATACTCCAGCATCAGCAAGAGCCTGTCCGATCAGGAACTGCACTACTTTTTTCTGCTTGTCCGTAAGCGTTTCATATACATCAGCTACTGTTTCATCTTCATCGGCCGCATCGTCTCCTTCATCGGAGTCCGCATGTTTTACTTCCTTTTTCTTTTCATCTGGCTTTACACCTGCTTCTTCAAGAGCATTTCCAATTAATGCGTATACCACTGCTTTCTGTTCTTCTGTCATATCATCAAAAATTTCTTTAATAGTTTTTTCATTTGATGATGTGGGCTGCTTTTTATTGTTCTCTTCCACTTTAATGTCTCCTTTCTCTTTCTCTTCCTTTTCCTTGTCTGAATGTGTCATATCGTCAATAACGATAAATTCTCCTGAACGAATAAATGCTTCTTCGTCGGAACTTTCACCATGTGCCATTACAGAATCAATTATTGCTCCAGGATTGGCTCCGGCAAGTACAAGACTTACCTCACGAATAACTCCGTGAATCACATCTCCTCCTACATGTTTAAGCTTGTTGGCCCAAATAGAAAGTCGATCGATGTCACCATGCTGAACAAGTGTCTTACAATTCTGACCAGCGTCCGTATCATTGAACGACAGGTATGCGTATACTCCGTCAGGTCTGTTTTCAAGAATCGCGTGTCCAAGCACAGCATCAGGATTGTTATGTTCGTGATTCCACACTAGCGGAACTCTTTTTCCATCACATTCTTCGAAGGCATTTTTTCTGATAGTTCTTCCGTCTGAGCAACGCATATCAGCTTTAGTTGCATAGCCGGAGCAATCGTAATGTGTCTTACTCATTTTGAATTTGCCTCCTAATTCCATCTGAATAATAGGTTTAAAAGTTACAATTTATTGCTATCCTCGAATCCATCTGAGACTTCGCCCAAAGTATGGACAGTATGGATTTTTCTCTTATTGTCTATAAAATTGAAAAAGCTCATGAGAATAGATCAGTGTTATTCTTCAAGTTCTGGTATACTGGATATTGGTGTATCACCTACAAATTGCGATTCACCTGTGTTTTCTGGGTCTTCTCCTGTTTGGGGTTCTGTCTGTAAATCCTCCGTAGCAGATTCTGGCTGATTGAGATTACTGTTAACAAGCTTGTCCGCCTTAGGATCATCGGATGGTTTCATACCAATGAGCTGTCGGATTTCATTACTTGTCATAATTTCGTTTCTTGTAAACTTGTCTGCAATCTCCGCAATGTCATTAACCGGAACTAGCTTGAACGGATCCCTGAAGAACATGATTGTCTGTAGCTGGGACCGTGCAGTCTTTGTGAGAAACTTACGTTTCATCTCATCAACTATCGCAGACAAAATTGGCTCAACAGTACGATTGTTGTAATTGAGCATCGTCTTCTCGTCCGCGGTGCCGTTCATAACTTCCTGCGTAATTCCTAACTGGCTATACAATAGGTTCTGCAGGTACTCAATCTGTTTCATAAGATTGTTTTCTACAGGACGATTAAGCTGAATAATTTTCTCGGTGCCATCAACGTATGCAATGCCGTAAGGACCTTTTAACTGTTCCTCGATACTTTGAATTCTCTTGGCAGCCTCTTTCTTACGAGCTTCGGAACGAACCGTGTACGGCAACTGGATCACCATATCAAGTTTTCCTGATCCGGTAGCCTCGTCAACGGCATCTAGCAACGACAATTTTCTCAACAGACGAGCCATGGTAGAATTCTTATCATTGATTACTGCATATAGCGGGCTCTCAACAATTCCGACAGTACTTTTAGGAACAGTAATGTCTTCCTGCCGCCCCGTACGGTCGTTGTAGATTCTGACTCTTACATGATCCGGACTCCATTCAAAGATCTTTCCAGTTCGCATTGTCAGAATATCGTAAGAATTGGTCTTGTTCGGATCAAAGCTCGTATCAACCGGAACCAACGCCACAGAACCCTCATCCAGCAGACTCATAACTACATCTTGCAGGAAAGCTCGTCCTGTCTGGTCTTTGTTCGCTTCGAGATTAAGACAGTTATTCAATCCAGAATCAATGTACTCTACAAATCGTCCGTTGTTATCAACTCGACAGTGCTTGATGTCTATTGAAGAAACATCCACAGCGATTCTATTAAATATAGAAGTAACAATGGTTTTCTCATTACCACCAGACAACCGTTTTCGATCCGGGCGATATGTCGAAGAGTATTCTCCATTATAATATGTAGGTTCTCTGTTTCTAAAGACATCCCAACTATGTCTTAATACATCAAAAAATCCCATTTTGATTTTTCCTCCCAAATATTATTTCCTGTTTTTATAAGCATCTTTAATTACATAATTCATAGTATCGTCCTTTTTCTAATGGTTCATCTTATAAAGAGCAGCTACGCTAAGACCACCGTATGCCCCCATAATGACTGCTGTATTTCGCCATGCATCTTTTTTAGATTTTGCAGTGGCCTCTTTTACAGTCATATTATTATTTACAATATATTTGGCGGCCTTCTTTCTAGTGGCATTGTTATAAATAATCTTATCTTTGGTGGATGCCTGCTTATTGAGATTCTTGTATGTCTCTTTTATTTTCTGTTTATTTTCTTTTTTAGCCGTTTTATAAGTCTTCTGTGTTTTATTGCTTCCAAGCATACTTTTAATTTTGTTGGTGCCAGTAGCAGACTTAGAGGCAGTACTACTTGTATATTGTGCTTTTCTATGTCCCCATTTCATACCGTGGGTTCCATAATGCATAAGTTCATCATTATGGTTTCGTATAAATACATATTTCATAACTATTTCTCCTTCTAATCAAATGAATCTTTATTGGCTTTCCAAGCCACATAAGCGTCCATCATAGCTGCGACACAGTCTATCTTGTGCTCACGTTTACGCTTGTATAATTTTCTGTTTCCGTTACTGTCTTCCATGGTGATACAGTTACCCATAGCAAACGACATAATCTTTTCATCGAAAAGCAATCGTCTGTCTTCTGAGAATTTCTTCAACTCTCCTAAAGGTATGGATTCTGTTTTTGAACCCTGAGGAACTTTCACTATTCCATATGGCGAATTTTCAAGTTCATACCTGGCTACAAATTCCTTAGCACCGTATGGGTCGTAGCCGAAACATCGCACATCGTATTCACTATCAATAATGTATTGATCCAGATCATCATAGACTTGATCCATGTCAAGCACAGTTCCTTCTAACACAATAAGACTTCCCTCTTTCAGGAAATCTTCGTATTTTGTTCTCATTGCTCCTGGTAATTTCTTTAGAGTTCTTGAAGAAATGTAATTACGGGTTTTGACACCGAATGTGTCATCACTCAACGGAAATAGAAAAGTAAAACTACAGAAGTCATCACCTTGTGATAAGTCAGCACCGAGAGCACAAGGCATCTGCCAAAAGTTACGCCGGCGGTGCGTGAGTGTCTCTTCATAAGTGAAATAATAAGTGTATCCTTCAAGTGGGATTCCGAACCGCTTCGCCAAAATATCATTTCGGACTGCGGGATTCTGTTCTGCTCTTTCAACATCCAACTGATAAGTTTCGTATGTAACTGTAAATCCTAAATTAGGATTTGCTTTTAACCATTTATCGGGTTGTCCTACTTCATCAATTGAATCTAGCTTGTACCACCATATCGATACATGGTCATTTCGATACTCATTCTTAAGTATCTTAGCCAATTCCATTTTGACTGTATCACCACTACCATTTCGAACGGTACCTTCGGAACTGATAGCGACAATCAGATAGTCATCGTTTTTGGAAGCACCCTGTTCCAACGCACCAATAACATCTTCTCGCACATCACCAGATAGCCACTCGTCAACGGTGTTGATTCTGCTGTTCAGCCCCTGCAACTTATCAATACTCATAGGTCTGATCTCCAACAGAGATCCTGTAAGAAAGTTCTCAATACCTTTCTTGGTTGATGCGAGTTTTTGACGATTTGCCTTTGATCCTGTTGTATTCTGTAAAGATCCCTCTGTAAGGAAATCAAAGAGCGGACCTCTTGCTCTGGTAATTGCTGTACGAATTGGTGACAGTACCTCTTCCGACTGTTTCATTGTAGGTGCTGTTGTAATCTGATGAGTTGTAGAAGTGTCAATATTCAAGAAATAACTCTGAATACATGCCGCATACATAGACTTCGCAGCACCTCTGGCTACAATCAAGTATTGCTTATTGATCAGACGTTTCTTGATAGTTTTCTGAACATACCGCCCAAGCTCTGGATCATATACGCTTCGCTCTTTATAGTAATACCATCCAAAAATCTCTTCCGCCCAGAGTTTGAATGAATCAAGCAAATGTAGATCTTCACCGTCAGTTAAGGTCATCTCATTCTCACAAAAATGGATAAATCCCTCTACCGACCGATTGTCATACCAATAATCCGGATTATCAATCAGGGCATCAATCCGATACATCTCAAGTTCTACTTCTTTGCAAATAGGAATCCTTCCACTCATTACAGCGTCTCGAAACAGCCCATAGTACTTAGGAGTCGCTGTATTGCTCAACGCCATAGTTTGTCACCTACTTTCGTAACGAAATGATTTGTATTGTACTTAGTGTTGTGATATACTTGATATACAAGGAGGTATCACATCATGAACGAGCTTGATTCAAATATTATTAATTTTCCAGAAATAGCAAAACAAAATAATTTTGAAATAGAACCTTGTGATTTAGCTGCAATTACCCCAGGGAAATACACAAATTTTCCTATATCTAAATTGGGAAAATCACAAATGGGGCTTTTGCAGTCTCAGGTTATTAATGCCATAGATTCAGCAGCACTCGCGAATGCGTATATTGTTAGATTTCCTGAAGGTCTTCCACATACTTTAATGAAATTAGGTCAAGGAGGTGTATCAAGTACTGTAGTAAACGCAAGTGGACGTATTGCAGGAACAGCATCACTATTCGACGCACAGTTTCTTGCTGTAGTGAGTACGAGTTTCTCTTTAATGTCTTTTGCTACTGGTCAATATTATCTGAAAAATATTTACAATAATTTGGATATGATTAACCTTAAAATTGATCAAATATTAGGGTTTCTTTACGGCGAAAAGAGTGCTGAATTACTTGCTGAAATTTCATTCGTGAATGAGGCATATAAAAATTACAGTAGTATTATGAAACATGATAGTCAGAGATTATCTGTATTGGTTGGCTTACAAGACTCAAAAAAAATCGCTATGAAAGACATTGAGTTTTACATAACTGATTTATCTAAGACAGTGCAGAGTGATACTAAGAATTATTCCGAATTTGAAAAGATTGTTTCTGATTCTATGAAAATCAAAGATAGTCTTGAGATGGCTACTCAATTACTTACCATGGCTAATGTCCTCGAAGTGTATTACTCTGAGAATTATGATCCTGCTTATATAGATAATGTGAAGCAATCTGTCGCTGGATATATAGGTAAATGTGATAATCGTATACTTGCTGAATTCAGCAGGCTGATTGGTCGAAACAGTGAATACACTAGCATTTTCAGAAAAAAATTAGACACTTCTGAATTAGGTGCTGTTCTTGATGAAATTGTAAAATCGTATTCCGCAATAAAAGATACTGATAACCGAACAGGTCTTGTTGATACACTGGATTCTATAAATACTCCAATAGAATATTTAGTTACAGTAGATGGGAATATCGCCTATAGGGTTATTAATGATTAACTTAGATAATCAGACATTTTCCGGCGTACATATGTATTACACTCTGAAATAGTTTTATTACCTATCTTACCTAATACTCCGATTGTACTTGCTATACTTTCTTTAGCGATACGTTCGGAGTTGTATTTCCTGTACATTTTATCTACAATTTTGGGGTTCGTTTGAGTTACAGCCTGTAGCTTAACGGAATCTGTATCAAAAATTATCATTGGTCGTTTTGCATGATAGCTAGAGTATTCTTTATCGTTATAATCAAGTAATGCGTTATAGCCTTTCTTTTTCAATTCCGAATAGAAACGATTTTGAGCAGCGACCTCCTGGGTATTATGATTTGTAAGAGATAAATTAAAAGCCTTATATACGGCCACTTTTTCACTTTTCGTCATTGTATTAGGATCCTTTTTCAAAGCGTTTTCAGCTTGTTTAAACAATATCTGTTGTGCAGGACGTCTCATCTTCTCTTTAGAATCAGCTAAAGAAGCTTCTACATTTTTCTTAAACGATTTATCTTTCAGTAGGTTTGCAGTAATAAATCCAGCGTTCTCATCTGACGGCACTTTCAGCTTATCAGTAGCACTTATTTTCAACTGATATACTTTCATATTGTTACTGGCAGAACGTAATTCTTTCGCTTTATCTGCATCTGTTTTACTACCAGAAGCGTTAGCTTGTTTTTCGGCCTGTTTCGCTGCTGCTTTTGCACGACTCGTCAAATTCTTTCCGAACAGTCCCATATACTTGTCGGAATCTGTTTTCAGATAAGTAGCGTAGAAAGCAAAGTTCTCGAAGTCTTTACTTGTCTGAATTCGTGAGAAAGTGGTTCCTTTTTTCAAGCAAGAGTCAACATATTGCTTACCGGTAATTTGAGTGCGTGCATTGTTAGCAATATCTTTAACTTTCATACTCGCTAAAGAAGAGAGTCGACTTACCTTATTACTATTCTGATTTATATAATATCGTTTTTCTCCCGCCGGTGTAAGTGATCCATCTGCAAACTGATAACGTCTAACTCCCCATTTCTGCCCCTTGATACCATGATGATATATCTCGTTCATAATCGATCACCCTCTAAGTTCTTTAATAGCTAAAGCGATACCTAAGGCAGAACTAGTGATAGCCAATACGTTTCCAGCAGAATCAAGTGTACGACTAACATACTCTCTACCTTTCGACTCTCTCTTCGGGTTAAACATATTATTATACTGCTGTTCTAGGATAGCTCGATTAATTTGCTCTCTCATCTGCTGATCAGTCATATTACTAAGATCCATCTTTGGAACTTTACGATTTCTGTTAGATGTGTCAATACTACGTTTTACATCATTCGTTATATTTTTACTCGAATCGATTAAACGTTTTGCACGCTCTGTATCCTCTTTAGCATATCGTTTTGCATCAAACGCTAAGTCGCTTCGCCCATTTTTTTTCGATTGCTTATAGTATCGACCAGTTGACGAATCATATTTAGTAAACTCTTTTTCTCTCGCATCTCTTGCGTAACGTTTTTCGCCGGCAGTTGTAAGACTTCCGTCTTTATTCTGGTATCTACGGACACCCCATTTCATACCTTTGACTCCATGATGATAAAGTTCATCAATGTCGTTTCGTATAATTACATACTCCATTCATTCTCACCTTCTTCCTAAATCATTTCGATTCTGCTTCGAAATTCAGTCGCCACTCTAATTCCTTTACAAGATCATCAATTGCCTGTTTATGAACTGAGCTCGATGGTGGATCAAACAGAAGTCGAACTTTCAGAGCCATGTATGATTTGATAGACTCAAAGTTCTCATAATCTTCCGGTAAGAAATCAGTCCACATTTCTTCTCCAGTGGTAAGTCTGAATCCTTTCTTGTCGCCGACACCCATCTGAGCTAAGATCATAAATACCGAATTGATATGCATGATGAGTGTCTGATCAAAAGCATCGTACTCAGGCATCAGACCGATAGCTTTCTTTACGTCGCTAAGAATAGATAATTCTTCCATAAATGTTTTCCTTTCCGCCCTCTCTTATCGTTTCCAAGGGCAAGTATCGTTTGGAGTTCTTATAAGGGGATCTGTCATGAGAATGTTTTCATCACCATAGTGAATAGCATTGTGTGTATTGAGAATCGTACAGACGACATTTTCCGGGTCGAAGATCATAGGATTACGGTCTTTCACATCTTCTACAGTAATCGGATTGATATGGTGAAGAATTATTGAACTTCCATCAGCAACGTCGTACCCGTCACAGGCAAGATCACAGGCATTGTCTCGGACGATCATATCTCTTCTGAATCTTCGCCACTCTGAGGAACGGTATAATATCTGATTGAGAATTCTATTACATCCAAACGTCTCATTGCATACTCTTCCATCAAGCTTCAAATATCGATAGCGTTCAAGAAATGTAGGAATCTGGATTAATTCAGAGTAGGACTTAATATACGTCGTATTCATCCTCATCACCTTTTCCCGAATAATCACGGAATGCCTTAAGAACCTCTTCGTATTTTTTCTCACTCTCTTTGGATGATTGATACATATCAGTCTTCGCTTCCAGCATTTTATTTTCTTTCTTTAATTTTTCCTTTTCGAGTTCCGCTCTTGATGTTCCGAGCTTTAAGAAATGTGTAATGACCTGAGATGATGCTGTACCTTCACGAAGCTGTTTCTCTGCAAGATCTACAGCTAGAGCTATCATCTGCTGTTCTCTTGCATCTGGATCCATAGCTTTCCGTGACTTTCGTACAGGATTCATAGCTGTTGCACTGCTTTTCGCCATGGTTTTAGTCACCTCTTCCTAAGTTGTAATAGACTTTTTACAACATTTAATAGAGCCAGTGAGGAAATTACTGTATGCCTCATACGAAAGGAGATACGAAAAAAGTATGAGTATTGAGATATTGTGTAATCCAATGGCAGATTTGGGTGGTGTACTTTCTTTTAACTGTACTATTACATTTCCTCACTGGCTCTATTAAATGTTGTATATGAATAAAAAAGCCTACTATCGTATTGTTGATAGCAAGCTTTTAAATTATTTTGCTTTTACTGTACACTTTGTTGTAATAACTGATCTACTCTATAATAATTAACATATCTATGTTACAGCATTTTACTTAAATATATTCAAAGTGATAGCCTCTGTGTGTTTGTTGCTTTCCATTTAAGCACTCACTGATATGTCGATTATTCCCATGTATGGCTTTTTCGCAATCTATTAAACGATCAAAGATCTCTCCCGTTTCGACGATCTTGAACGGTTTACTTTTGCGTCCTCCATTAGGGTTCTTTTTACCTAACATACCATAAGATTGTTTTGATAGACCAGCCTTCCATGCATGTATGCAATTTTCTTGTTTTGTTACCCATTCCAAATTGTCAACGTTGTTATTATGTCGATTTCCATCTTTATGATTCACTTCTGGTTTATTGTCATGGTTATCAATAAATGCTTTGGCAACTAAACGATGTACTCTAACTGTTTTTCGTCTGCCTTCATTATATAAATCAGTTACTAAATAACCTCTGCAGTCTCTAACTGAATGATCTTTATCAGAACCAAGTCTACGGACATGACCAAAGTTAGATATGATGTATTGGTAACCTTCTATATTTCTCCATTCTTCCATTTTTCAATCACCCATCAAGCTGAAATTTTCCCCGGGTAACAAAAATATAAATATCCCACCGGAGAAAAGAAACAGACCGCCGCGATGCAAGGGGGGGGTGGTAATTTTAGAGTACCCCCTACCCCCTTTAAATGATATCCATACTCTACAGGTCTCATATGCCTATATTTTTCTATATTTTTCATCATCTTTATCACTTTTTTCGGTCATTTGTAGTATCTTTATCCGATATATTGTTTTATTTTACATTATGCTTACACATTTATTGTGACGATTGAGTTTGTTACTGATTGAAGAATCACTTAGTTTGTATTAATCAGTGATTGAACATTCTTTTATTAAAGCTTGAACTTAAACAGCAACTTTGTAAGTCCTTTTAACTTTCTTGTAAAGGTTTAAAGGATTGAACTGAATGATTTCATCAATTGCTCTTTCAAGTTCTTCTGCTTTCTCTTTCTCAGTCATTCCATCAACGTAATGTGAAACTCGATCTAAGTAACCACAAGTATTGTAACCTTTCTCAATGTCGTAATTGAACCAGGAATCGAAGTCATCTAATGGATCAAACGGATTGTCAAATGTTGTTAGAGCAACATGTGTTTCTGTAATGGTTTCGTTTGCCATCTTAAATCACTTCCTTTCCTTTAAGATACTTGCTAATTGTAGATGTTGAGAAGCCAGTCTTTTGAGCAATCTCTTTCAATGTGTAGTTAGAAGCTGACAAAGCTTTAATCCTTGCAACCTGAGCTTTACTTGGAGATGTAACAGCTTTAGGCATAGCTCTTTGTCTGAGAGCATCGATGTCTGTGTTGTTTAGGATTTGCTTAAGCTTACTATCACTTATGGCTCCAGCTTGAATAGCCTCCCATTCCTTGTCTGTAATCTCTATGTTACGCTCGCTTCTCTTGACTGCTCCTACTTCGCTTCTATACTTAGATATTGAACGCTGTCTAAGCTTACGCAGGTCTTCCTTTTTCATATCAGGGTTGGTACTTGTCTTCTCCTGTATCTCAGCATTAGCCCTACGCATAGCCTCTCTCTCTTTAGGTTGGTTACGCTTAGCCTCTTTAAGTTTAGTATCCAGAGAGTCTACTTCCACCTGGTACTTCTTACGGGAGGCGGTGTTATAAGATATAGCCTGGGTGGATGCTATCTCAAGACGTGCTTTATTAGCCATGTTTTTCATATCGTTAGCATACTCCGCGTATACCAGCTCCATGGGGTGCCTCTTGGAGGATACCAAGGACATAGCATCGTCCGTCTCGGCCATCTTTGTACTTGGCTGGGTGCGTTTCTTCACTTTATACTGTATAGTACCAGTACTGTCAGTAAATGAAACCTCCCCTGTATCTGGATTAATATGCTCTACTGGATAATATCGCTTTGATGCTTCTTTATCCTTGGGATCATATTTTATCTTCTTACCATCAGTAGTTGTTATTTCCACCATACCGGTCTTTTTATTTTTCCCTTTATCTGCATAATATAAATTATCTGCAGTCTTCCATATTTTTGCACCATCTGGTTTGGTAGGATCATAATCTTTAGCACCTGGAATATTAACATGGGGTGAACCCTGGCGTTTATCGACCGATGTTTCTCCTTTTGCACGGGATAATAAAGTAGATGCACCACCGATCTTAATATTGCCGTCGGCATCTACTGATCTTTGGAACTCAGCTTTTAAAGCCGAAATATTATTTTCAACTTCACTAGCTTTATAATCCAAATGATGTTTCTCTGCATCAATAACAACCATACTATGTCTTACTGCACGAGCTAATTTTTCTTCAGATGCTCCACCGAGTGTCATATCAGTAATGAGATTAGAAATAACACCCATTTGTTTCTGAGTATCTTTCATGATCGGATACTCATGACCGTCACGAGTGTAATGTTCTACACCCTTTGAGTCTACAGTTTTTGTTCCGCCATAGGATACTTTGGGATCAAAGCCCTCAAGACCTTTCAATGGACGCTTGTTCTTAATTTTAACCTTACCAGTAGCATCATTGGTTGGAATACACATTACAGTATCACCATCGAAATCGGCTCCTGACAACTGATCGGCAATCTTATGATTAATTCCAACAGCATCTACACTTTCTGGTGAAATAATACTCTTTCCAAGTTTGTTCTTATTGTTTACTGTAAGGATTGGTATTTCAAATATACCACCATGTGGATATCTAATAAGAGCTAGCTGTGTTCCATTCTCATAATTTGGGGCATATATCTCATTATCTTTCAGTGTGTTCACTGGAATAATAACATGATATCTCTGACCAGGAAGAGCTGCTGCTTTCAGATGAACAGCTGCAGAATCGCAACTGTCTGCAAATTTCTCAAGCAAATGTTTTTTTATCGTAGGGTTCTGCAGACTGCATATTTCATCATACTCTGCTACTCTGTCTGCTTTAGCGAGTCCCAATTGTTTCTTTGCCATTGTAACAGACTGTTTACTCAGAAACTGTGAAGGTAAGGCATTAGCCCATTCAGTCCAATCGCCTTCGTCGGCTCTTTTATTAATAAGTCCAAGCTTCTGTTTTCCGGTCTTTTCGTCTGTGTACCAATATTGTCCACCCTGATCAGCATCTTTGATTAAGGATCCAAATGGATTTTCAGGATCAGCTTTTATCTTCTTGAGAACATCACCTTGCGGAGTTCCCTTTTTCTTATTAGTATTAAATACTACATCAACACCGTCAGGCATGTTGTCAGAATATACAGCCATGCCTTTCAGATAATGAGTACTGTCAACCATAATACGAACCTGTGCATATTTGGAATTTCCAAGTGACAAATCCTGAACTCCTCTTCGAAGCTCAATAATACCGTCCTTATCAATACCGTGTGCTCCATCTGGTCCTACATCTTCTGCATATCTGATCTGTAATCTCTTAGAATCAAGTGATTCAGGATATGTAAATTTGCGATGATACGTTTGTCCATCGTCATTAGATGTATAATCGGTAATTGTCTTTACTTTTGTGTAATCATATATTTCGTTGTTCTTAGTCCCAGGAAGACAAAGTACTTTCTGATTGGTCTGCTGATTAGCATTTGTTGGTTGTGGAATGCCGCCACCATAAATAGGACATCCTTCAGCTTTCTCTAAATAATCAAGAGCCGTGTCAAGTCTAGTTCTGGAAATTCCAAGTTCTTGTTCAACACCAGCACCAACATCGATCATACCTTTTTCGATTACCTGATCTCTCAGAAAATTAACTGTGTCCATAACCTGGTTCATTCTATCTTCAGAAGATGGATTTAACAGAGATCGTACCGTTGATTCAGGCAGTCCCATTTTTCGTCCGATCTCGGTGGCACCCAGACCATCTGATTTAAGACTCTTTGCAGTCTGAACCTGATCCAAACGCTTTTCATAATTAGCCCACGACACCTGTCTACGATATTCTGAGGAAGTAAGACCCATTTCTTTATATATAGCTTTCTCACCAGTATATTTTTCGCCTGTCTTAGGATCAGTCCAGGTAAAATTGGAATCTTTCTTTTCCTTAATACGTGCGAGAAAATCGCTTCCGTGTTGATAAGGATTTTCTCCACTGCCGTACGGATATCGGCCGCTTCGACGTGGCATCCCGTAGTGTTCCAGTTCTTCTCCAAGAGTATCAGATATGCCATAATATTCTGAAATCTCTTCCGCCACTTTACTTGAAGAATGTTCTACTACATCTTCTGAAATATCAATGGCATCTTTACGTCCATAGTAGGACATTATTTCTTCTGCTATAGGATTCATCGCAATTCTCCCTCATGAATTTGTTCCATCATTCTGCTATGTTGAACTATACAATCCATAACCGGTAAAATATCTTCTGCTGTTGGCTCATCATGAATAATCTCTTCATTCTGATAAATTCGAAGTTCTACATCGATATCTCCTGGTTTGATTTTATATTCCAAACAAAAAAGAGCCGCATAAACTAATAGCTGCTCCATTTTTGCCGGTTGTGTTCCTGTCTTCAAATCATGAATTCTTAAAAAATTATTTCTAAAAGAAATAGTATCCGCTGTACCGAAACAGTACGGGGAATAGTATAAGATCTGCTCAGGTGTCAGCTTATACCCAATTCCATCATTCACATAATTGCGAAGATTTCCGTAAATTCGATCCATATCAATAACGTTTCTCGGAATACCGTCACTGAGTAGATGGGATAACACCGTAAGTTCATCATTTTTCTTCAGCTTCAGTCCATTAGCTATCAATGTCTCAGCTAATTCATGTAACGATGTTCCCATAGACTGAGCATAGCTACTTACATATTTTTGATACAACTGTTCGTCATTGTATCTCAACCAATATGGCTGACTTGGAGCAAGTGTAGCATGTTTACCTCTTAGCTCTGGATGCTTTTCAAATATCAATGTAGTGTCCTCCTTATACTTTGAATTTCTTATGAAGCTCTGCCAAAACTTCCTTTTCATTTTCTGGATATACAAATGTTGCATACGACATTCGATTCATCTTGTCTACATAGTAGTTCTGATTTGGTCGATGACTCGCGTTTGCCCTGTTCTTAACTTCTAATGCAGCCCACTTGTTTCCGCAGAAAACTGTTAGATCCGGAACACCCTGTAAATATGTCGGATCGTTTTTCAGTACCATACAACCTGGGAATTCGTTTTTGATTTTACGAATAAGCTGTGACTGAAATTTACTCTCTAACATGTAACCACCCTTTCTCTATATATGGACCTTGTAGGTATCGAACCTACGACCTATCGCTTATGAGGCGACTGCTCTACCACTGAGCTAAAGGTCCGAAAATATAAATCAGAGAGAAAAGAGCATGTCTGCAAACCGTTTCTTATTTGTGTTCGAAAATTGTATTTTCAGTTACTAAAACGGGAGACATTGAACTCTTTCCTCATAACAGGCTATGTTTTACAGACGCTCATTATAGGGCTGTTATTTTAGGATAAATGGCAAAAAAAAAAAGAGTGCTTGTTTATTTAGCACCCTTTCCCCAATATTAATCGGTCAATTCAAAACTGAATCCATCTCTCGTGTGAAATGATCTTCTGTTTATACACCGACTAATGCAAGTTCGAGTTATTCCCATCACTTCTGAACACTCTTTTATTGAGTTGTATTCTTCGCCGGTTTCTATACATCTTATTTTTTTTCTCCGACTATTGCTCTCCGATCGTACATCGCTGATAGTCTTCCATTCCAAATTCTCAGCTTCAGATTGACTTTTATCTCTTTTATGAGAAATGACCATACCTTCAGAATATCCATCTACAAACTCATTACCGACAAGTGTTCCAACATTACGAGTGTACTGTTTTCCTTCTTTCACAAGACTCACTCGTTCATAGCCTCTATCCGAAATATAGGTCTTCATCAGTTTACCCGTTTCATGGTTACGAATATTTCCTTTGTTACTAATATCGTATCTCGGCCATTCCTTACTATGATGCCATTCTTCTTGATCCATTGGACTATACCTCTCTTTCCCGAATCAGCGACTACAAGCTACCGATCTGAAAATATCAATTACTTCGTCAACTCTAAGGTGCTGCACTGTAAAGCTCGTGCGATTCTATCAACATTGTATGCACTCGGAGTAGCTTTGGCATTTACATATTTGTTAATAGTAATTATTGATATACCACTCCTATTAGCTAGTTCTTCTTGATTCCATGCCATGTTATAAATTTTCTTCCGTATATTCATGGCCAACCGTTCTCTATAATCCTGTTCAGAAATATCAATAGCTTCAGAATTATCTGCATTCCTACCTAACGGTCTTAATCGTTCACCGATCATATCAAACGCCCAGTATGTACGGTCATCTAATCTTACCGTGATTTCCATCTGTCCACTCGGATACCAATCTACTGTACGTTCTGCATAATTCGGATAATGACTTGCATAGTGCTCAAACACTGGTGTCCAATAATCTTTTGCCTGTTTCATACTGTTTACCTCCAAAAACAAAAAAAATTTCGTGTTATATTTTATTTAAGGTTACAATTAAACTTTTCTTTAATTTTTTTAAACAATTGTTTAATTCTGCTCTTATGGGAATATAAGAATAATAAATTTTTTCGAAAAATAGGCGATTTTTGATTTTTTGTAACACGAAAAATACCTTTTTACCCCTAAAATACCCCATTTTTAACCTAAATTAGCGATTTTTCACTATTTTTGCCCGAATTTCCGTATTACAATAATTCGTCAGATTATTTTTTGTAATACAATAATTCCCTATTTTCCGTATTACAATAATTCATTTTTGATTTTTTGTAATACAATAAATACCCATTTTCGATTTTTTGTAACACGGAAATTCATTTTTTGTAATACGGAAAATCAGTCTAATTATGCTGCAAATCATACAGATCTGACTCCCCAACAGCAGACATAATGACCCCTTTTCGAGCAATTTCAGATATAGGTTTTCCCACTTTTTTGCTTATCTCTAGCAGCATATCATACTCGTCATCGCTTAAACGAAATGTGACAGTCTTTCTTCGAGCCATCTCTTTTAGTGGTCTTCCACGTTTCACCGGTATCACCTCCTTCACCCATGATAAAAATATAAAGACATAGCCGTATCAAGCTTATTTGTTACCATATTGACAAATTATGAAAATTTTGTTGATGCACTTTCCAAAATCGCTCAAATTGTTCATTAGTCATTGTTTTCAATTTCTTTACGTTGAGCCAGTGCGTATAATCTTCTTCTGGAAGAATGTCTTTTACAATCATAAACATTGGCTCGACATAATCTTTTTTTTTGTGGTCCTTCTTGTAAAAATGTGATACCATTTATATCGTCTAGTCGGCAAATTATCGAACCCCTCTGGCTTTTCTCCGATACGATTATCCCATCTAAAACCGTTCAGATTGTAATAAATCTCGCACAGCTCATCTGTAGTAAGGCTGTTTGATTTTAAAAATAAATCCTTATCCATCTCTTTCCTCTTCTAATCTGGAGCAGATTCTTTTACTGGATCCAGAATTTAAAATAGCAGTTGTTTTAAGTGCAATTAACTTCCTTTGTTTCTTCCTATAATAAGTACTGAAAACATCAATCCTCCTGTTCGTAAGCAGCTCTCAGTTTATCCAAAGCTCCATTACATTTATAAAGCTCTTTTAATACTTTCATAAATCGCAGGTATTTATATGCATACAGAGCCTCGATAGCTTTTTTACGCTCTTGTTTTCTGAGCCATACAGAATTCAACAGCACGATCCCTTCGTCGATCGCAACATTCCATTTGTTCACACTGTCATCACTCTCAAATATAAATCCACCCTTACTGCAGGATGATGTCCATTGACGGTAATTCTCAAGACATCGCACATTTCCATGATACTCCTTAACCTCTCCATCCACAAATCTATACAACCACACTTCACCTTTATCTATGTAATTCATAAAATATCAATCCTTTCTATAACCATCATACTTACCCGCATAATACGGACAATTATTGCAGCCTTCACACTTTCCGCCACACGTCTCGAATGCAGCATACCCATCATCTTTTCTGGCCGTATAACAAGATGCGTAAGAATACCACCACTTGAATCTGTCAATCATTGCTATTAATCTCTCAAACATCATATCTGCTCTTTCTCAAAATATAAAAAACAAAGAGCCCAAGCATTACGCCTGAGACTCTCCCCATCGATAGTGTCTGTCAATATAAATTAGAATATCTGAAGATTCTTTCATGCATTTAACAGCCAGTCTCCAATAATTTTTATTTAAAGCCCAGTGACCAATAGTACACCAAAATTTACATCTCCAGATTAATATCCTGAATTTTACATGACTCATATAACCACTCCTTTCATAACAGCCCATGAATGTACCGCGTGATTACACTTTCTCACCAAATTTAATTTCTGTCATACCAACACATCCATTTACATCCAACTCCATACACACCAAGCTATTAATCCGCCGATAACCGCTATAATATGTCCCCATACCCAAACACGGAAAAATATACCAAGTACTTTCTCCATAAAAATATAAATCTCCTTTCACATCCAAGCCCAAATTACAGCTGTGGTAATTCCAATAATATGAAGTATAAACCAAACCGTATAGAAACCTACTATACAAGGCGAAGCATCATCATCCATATCACTAAGTCTATCAGCGAAGTATTTCCAAATAGCACCGTAAATATAGATGCCAATCACAACGGTGGCAATCTGTATTCCCAACTTTATACTATCCATAAAAATATCAATCCTTTCTGAAAGTTATTTAATCAATTTCTCATGTAACCACAACACAAGCTCTTCAATTGTATTACCTGTTACCATTTCAAAACTACCGTCCTTGAGTTCTGTAAATATCTGTTCGGATTCATATTCGTCTATTAAATCCGCCACGTTCAAATTATCAATGTTATTAACTTTGAGAAACGATCTAATTCCTTCTTTTAATTCATCTTTCATAAAAATATCAAACCTCCAGTCCGTTATGAATGTCTTCTAAAATACACATATCAGTATAATAATTCTGAAGCTTCGAGAACATCCTTATGAATCTATCTCTCTTATATTCATGAAATAGTTCAACAGCTTTCTTCTTATCCTGTTCTCTCAGCCATGCTGAATTCAGATATACAACACCCTCGTTAATAGCGACATTCCATTTCCAAGAACCATCATCGCTCTCGAAAATATAACCGCCCTTAGTAACTGATGAAAAGAACTGGTATTTCTCTTCAGGAGCACTTATACGACCATGAAATTCTTTTACCTCACCATCAACAAATCTGTACAACCACGCTTCTCCTTTATCTATGTATTTCATAAAAATATCAATCCTCCAGTTCAATGTAGTATGGACAATCAATGCATCGCTCAGATAAATATCCCGTCATCCATGTACCGCCTACCCATCCGCAACACTTTTCAAATATAGCATAGCCCTCTTTTTCTCGCTGAGTGTAACATGCGTCGTATGAATATCGCCTTTTAAGACCTTGTAGTAATTCTTTTATTTTTCTGTACATCTATCCCCATTTCCTTTCTAACCAGTTCTTCATGCAACAGTCTCTCGAAAATATCACAAGTTTCTATAAATTGACTTGCTAATATAATAAGCTTGTCAGAATCAGGACAAGAATGCGATGTTTCTCTAAATCTTTTTCTAATATCCTTGGATCCGTTAAGCTGATTTCTCAATTTTGGAAAATCACCGTTGACATATGAACTTACACACTTGTTCAACATAGCATCTCGTTTATTCATTAAATGAATCAATTCTGTATCTTGTGAAAATATACCCATATAACACCATCCTTTCTACAAAAATAAAAAGAACAGGAATCTAAGTGCATTTAACCTTAAATTCCCATTCTTGAAATTACTCTCCTTTACTATGCTTTTCTTTAACTTTCTTTACTAATTTATCTGCTATAGGTTTGGTTATCATCCCTATAACCGTTCCACCGCCAAATATCAATCCACCTTTAATCATACCTTTACGGTACATTTCGGCACCAAAATGGATCAATGCGGTTTCATGGTTTTCAAAGAATTCACAAATTTCCTTAGCATCGTCCATAGTCATAATTGTAAATTTTGTCATAATAAACACCATCCTTTCATAACAGCCCATGATTATCCCGCGACAAAAAAAAGAGCCTAAGCCATTTCTGACCTAGACTCCTTCGAATCTGAAAATATCAATGTTACTTCTGGTTCTTACCGCCACGAGTTTCTTTTACTGTCTTCTTACCATCGTAATATACGATTGTGATTTTCATGTATCTCACCTCCATTTAAGTGAAATCCATTCTACCACAAATATAAATTAATTCAATACTTGACATGAAAGCCGTTCTCAAATACTTTCAAACAGAAAAACAAAGGGGCAAGTATATCACCCCTCTGAGAAATTACTGATAAATGTAAATCTCATAAACATCGAGATTGTCATTATCATAAAGGTCAACATTGAACTTCATACCCATACATTCAAATGGATAATCTTCATATTCCTTCTCGCCATTTTCGAGCAATAACGTAGTAGATCCTCCCTCAGGAAAACCTATAGTTATACCCCAATTAAGCGGGTTTTTAATGAAGTTCACTTGAAGCATAAATAATTCTCCAGTGTTGTCAACCTCTAATCCGATGTTTACGAAATCAGATTTACGACTCACCTGAATTCCTCTAATATTCTTGTTCATACAAAATCCTCCTTTGTTTTATTTCATAACATAGTAGGATTCTAACGCGATTTTCAGTAACCCCTGTACGGAGGATATCCCTCTACTTTATAGAAATCCATGGTACCATTCTGGAAAAGCTTCTTGGTTTTACATCTGCCGTCTGGATACTCTTCTGGATCGGGAACATCACGTTCACATCGCTTGAAATATGGACAAGTAAGACATTCATGTAATCTTACAAGATCATTTCGATATATTGTTAATTTCTTCATAAAAATATCACTCCAATCTCTGACCGCATTTACTGCAGAAGTGATCAGTAATGTCTACTATATGAAAACATTCAGAACAACACAATTTACCATCGGTACTAATTTCCCGTTTCGGGTGGTTATACCTTTCTCGTAGATCTGAATATTCTTTTAAATTAGCGGCATTCAACGTATGAGTTGCCCCATGCTCAAGAATATCAATATTACCATCGTTATTCAGAGTCATGCCATAAATCGGTATGTCATATATAGCTTTCTGTAGCACTATCCGGGCTTCGTCAACTAATACACCGTGTTCTCTCATGTGTTTATTATCAAAACATTTACGTCCAGTTGTAATTTCTCTAATAGTGACAGGATACGGAATATCATATCCCATATCTTTAGCCTGTTTAAATATCACATTGGCCTGTTCGATAGTAGCCACCAAAATATAGCTACCAGTTTTAGCCGATTCCATAATCGTTCTCGCTGTTTTTCCACTACGTCGTGGACCTATTGTAATTTTCATCTTAATTCTCCTTTTTAAATATAACTATACCAATTTTCTACCCCACCAATAATATTCACCATCTCCGAAATATCATCTGTAACTTGCTCTCTTTTACAAAAATCGCACATGTTCATATCCTCCTTGAAATATTAATACCATAACCTAACATAACGTAATCGTAAATATAAGGCAAAAGAAAGAGCCCTAGTTATAAGGCTCAATCTCCTTTCTGATATAAGATTTGATTCTTGAAATAGTTTCAAGTTCATTACACAAATCCTGTTCTCTCTTATCTAGCATACTCATGCATTCAGCTAGATCTTTCTGTTCGGATCTGATTATAAATGCTTCCATAGTCCCAACCGGCATATCAAAGACAAGTTCATCTAACGACTCAGGCTTAATCGCATAGCATAAAGATTTCTTTACGCTATTACTAAGCCGATCGTCAAAATCCCATTCATCTTCGGTAACACCATTAGTAATGAAGGCTTCTAATTTCCCTTCTCTGATCCATTTACTCACAGTAGATCTTGACACCTTTAACAGGTATGCTACCTCGCCTGTAGTGTAATAATCTCTCATAATAAATTACCTCCTAAATTATAATCTTTTATCATAACAGCCCATGATTATCACGCGTTAAAAAGAAAAGAACCCAGGCATTATGCCCGAGCTCCCATAACATACTCTACAATTTTGTCTTCATCTTCTTCCTTTATAAGGCTACGTAAAATATTTTCATTTACGGATGTTTTCAATGTTTCATAACCATCGTAATCTTGTTTCCTCCGAGTTCACGATATAATTCAATTGCACATTCTGATAATCCAAAACACCCATAGCATCCGTTTAATACTATTTGTTTCATAATCTCGTCCTCCTATAAATGAATATTTTGTATAGTTTTCATAACATAGTAGGATTCTAATGCGACCTATAATATATTTTCGGAATTCTCATCACCAAATAACCAGCCAGTCACAGTCTCCATCGCCCGTGTAGAGTCAAAGGTACTACCAGCGGCTTTAGGATGACCACCACCTCCGTAATTATGAGCAATCTCAGTACCAAGATTAATATTGTCACGAATACTACGATATGATACTCTACCGTTGGAAATATCAATCATAGCAACATAAGCCAGATCTGGATTCATCTCACACAACTGATTACCCAGCTCACTGAAATATCTCTCAGCAAACACAACCCCATATGAATTACCCCACTGATCTGTAAACTTCTTTATTTGCTTGTTTTTTTCTTCTACATAAATATCAATGTCTTTCTGTTTCTGATCAAGTAGGAGCATGTCCGTTTCCGAGAACCACTCATCCTGATGCGAAATACGTTCTATAGCCCAGTCAATAAATTTCCCCCTGCCGTAAATATGGAAAAGATCGTTCATCTGTTTGCTGATAAGTCCTTTATCGTCAAGTTCTTTCCATCGCCATGTATCATAATTTCTCACAATATCGACAAACTGTATTATTTTCCCTCTTACTTCTGGAGTGTAGATATTGAGGTATTCCAGCCATAAATCAAAAACACAAAACAGCTCTGTCCCGCATGTCTTGATGATATTCTCCAAATATATATCTTCCTTTATCATACACCAATCGTATTTATTCAAGAACAGTGCTGTACCATGATGATCGAACAACTGTACTCTCCGGTCTACTCTATCCAAAATATCAATCATGTTAGCTACTGAATCTGAGACAGAAATATCGGTGATGAAGATCTTATCATAACTTCTGTATAAACCGTCATCCTCCATGAATTCCTCTACTTTATCGTCTATATCATCATAGTTACAGTATTCAACATCTACGTTCTCTTTTCCAAATGCCAAATATGCCAGAACAGCACATCCAATACCGTCTAAATCTGTGTGTGTAAATAATTTAACTCTCATAAAATATCAATCCTCCGTAATTTTATTACAATGTTTTCTACTACGTTTGGTAAAATACATATAACGTTTCATTCTACAATCTTTCTTGTCTGCACCATTATGTAAATAGGAATTCCGTGCTTTCCTCTTTTTGTTTTCAGATGCCATAAAATATCATTTCCTTTCCTTTCTTATTCCACCAAATAATCGTTCTTCTGATCTTTAATAGCCTCTTCGATAATATATTTTGCCACAGTTACCTGATCGAGTGTAGTTAAGAAGCTAAAATCAATAAAACGGGTGTCATAAATAATATTTGGTGCACTTGTTAGAATATCGCCGACAATATAGTTCAATTTATTCCGCTGTTCTTTAGTCATTGTATTAATCACGTCAGTAACAGTTAAGTCCATAAAATATCAAATCCTTTCTATTAAAATAATGTTCCAAGCAACCGGTAGCAAATAGTAAGTGATATGATCAGCCACCACTCCCAGTTCGAAATCGAGTAACCCATATGAAAGAGCACCATAGCTTCAAACAGGACTAATGATCCATCGCATATAGATTTCAAAACCATAGACGAGTCCTCATTCATCAGTTTCGGAATATCAATCTCTTCGATCTCTTCGATCTTCTGTGGATCACTATAGTACTTATACAAGCTACGAAGTTCTCTTTTTGCACCCCATTTTGTATAGCACGGATTAGTTACGGTATACCAGGAGCCAAGCAAATCATCATATTCTTCCCCGAACCAGCAATGAAAATGCTCGTTATACTTCACTCTCAATCTCATTCCTGCTCCTCCCGATCTTTTTCGATGTAAATACGAATACTAGAATCTTTGCTGATTGTTCTAAGCCTGTAAACTTCAGACTGTAAAATATCATCTGATAATACTTTTAACGCTACGTTTACTGTTGACGAGAAACGACTATTTGGTGTAGACATATAGATAATGACATCTTGTGTGAGGGGCATATATTTCAAAATATCAATAACTTTAAGAGAGTTGGATTTTGTCTTTTCTTCCTCAATGATGTCAGCCTCTACATTAGCAAACATAGCCAGCGGATCCAAAACCTGCTTTGTATAAAACCATAATGTGTTATTGCAGGGAACTTTTGGAATATTGGTACACCTTACTTTCTTAACTGCTTTTCCATCCTCGTCAAGTAATTTCAAATATGTAGTACCCGGCTCCCAAAAATCTCCATCATAATATGCGTCTCTGTAATACAATAATGCCTTATACTCCTTAACTGTAGTTCTATCTTCTCTAATATAAGCCCATACTGTCCCTTTACATTTCATAATTTAGTTCTCCTTTCCAAAATAAAAAGAGAAGCCCTTAATTAGACCTCTCCTATCAGTTAGATTTTGTTAATGATAATTCCATGAAAATATCAATCCTCTGTTGTCTTCTTTCTTTGTCTACCTGCCTGTTTCTTAGGTGGTTTCTGATTAGTATATGAATTTCGAATATCTTTCACTTCATTTCGTAAAGCATTGACAGTATTATTAAAGTTTTTACGAATATCCTCATAGGACATTTTCATCCATTCTTTTCTCTGAGCACAATCTTCCGGACTTCCTGATCGCATGTATTGCCGATATTCAAATATCATTTTATCTAAAGCCTGTTTTCTTTTTACATCAGATAGGCTGTCACATAGTTCTACTACAGTTTCCATTTCGTCAAACGTCATCATAAAAATATTAATCCTCCTCTACTAAAATAGTATTTTTCACTGGAATATTCATATAAGTAGAAATATCTACTCCACACAAGCCGATACAATCACGACACGGATCTAGGTCTAATTCCACAGTCGAGCCTTTCAATATTTTTTTTATGTCTTCTCTATCAAGAGTTATTAACAGCCTCATACAAATATCAATCCTCCTGTTCTTTAATAGCTTCATCTAATAAGTCACGTAACTCTCGGATCTCCTCAAAAGACAGATGAGCAATATCCCATTTTTCACCATCTTTATAACATGGATCTTTTATCGCAATACCTATAGGTTTGTCTGTTTTTATATCATCCATATAGCCCACACAAATATTTGATGTTGCAAATAATCTTTTCATAATCTCAGTCCTCACTTTTTATCCTTTATCCATCTATGCAGTTCTTCAGTTGTGATAATATAACCTGGTCTTTCCCAATGCAGGACATATTCAAAACTCGGTGAATGAGCCATACCAAATAACACTTCGATCTTATACAACCAACTGTTACCGTTCCATTTGGTCCATTCTTTCCATAAACGAAATCTGGATCTCATAAATCTCATAATTATCGATTCCTTCCTATAATTCGTATTTATATGCCCTATATTTATCATACGTATCATAAATCAGCTTAAGCATTTTCTCTTTCTTTAGATCTTCATCACAACCAAAATCAAATCTATTAGCTACAGGGATTATACCTGCTATGGTTGTAGGACTCTCCTTAATATGTTGTTGTATAGACGTGCTACTATACAGAAAAGTATAGTCATAGAGACACTCTTTACAATATTTATTGGCTTTCTTCAATTCGAACTGAAAAGCACGATATATAGTTGGTTTAATCGAATATTCAACACCATCTATATCATACTCTTCGATTACAGGAGTATCACTACTACCCTCATCATGCCAATGTGTTGTACAATATATTTCAGCATCCTGAAGAGTACTAAATATAGCTTCAATAACGCGATCTTCATGCTCTCCACGAAATATAACATACACTTTACTCATCGTGCATCTCCTCCTCAGGAATTTCGAAACTAGCTTTATAGCAGTCACTTAAATATGTTCTATATACTGCTTTCATACCTTCACTTGCCTCATTCATTGCCTCTGCCATTTTCTTGTCATAATACGTGTTTCGAATTCTAACTTTATTATTATATAAATCTGAAATAACCGAATCATCCATAAGCGGATAATATTTACCGATAAATATTTCAGCATCTCCATAACCAGCTGCAGAAATTTGATTAAGCAATCTTCGTAATGTATCAACTGTAAATTGTTTTTTCATATTTAAATAGTCTCCTTTCCAAATATCTTCCTATACTCATCAGCCATTAATTGCATAAAAATATCAGATCGAGATTTACCGGTTTTCCTGCTCAGTTCCGATAACATATACAATTCATCTTCGTTCAACCGTATCCTAAGTCCATGCCTCTTAGCATTTGGTTCTTTAGGACGTCCTCTTCTTCTAGTCAAAAATATCAATCCTCCCATTTTGTAATCTTATCTAATGTATTTAATAGTTCGTTTCTACGGACAAACATTTCGGTAACTAACTTGTCCTTTCTCATCGACTACTATATTATTTTCTAATTTATTTAATCGGATCATCTCCCTTTTCTCATCAGGTGTTAAAAGATTTGAATGTTGCAAGAAATTAATAAGTGATAAATTAGAATGTTTGAACAGATAACCGTATTCTATAATTATATCTTTTCTTATATCTGGCTCATTTTTATCTGGATTTTATGCATGAAAGCCAAAATATCAAGAGCACATTGGTCGCATAAATCAGCTGATAAAGCAAATTCGCATCCATTTAACCCACGTATATGCAGTTCTCCAACCTCTTTTCCTTCATACTTACATCTATTTTTTCGATTTGGGGTATAATACTTACCACATCTATCACATTTCTTAGCACCGCTCATATTACTCACTCTCCT